ATATCATCAATGTATAATCTCTGATTAGCCTCGATAGATAAGATACCATCTGCAGTACGCTCCCAACTCTCCTCTAGCGCAACAATACCTATGTTGTCCTGAGTCTTAGTAAGTAAGTGATACTCTAGCTCTCTTACTACAGAAGACTTACCTAAACCAGTACCACCTGTAAAGGTAACTAACTCTCCTTGTCTCAGACCAATAAGCTTCTTATTAAGTCCCTGCCAAGGATAGGGTATAGAAGGCTTCTGTTCCCTTGTACTAAGACTTGAGATCTTATTGGATAGGTTAATAACCCCTGATGGAGTGTAGGTCTGAGCCGCCCAGAAAGCTCTACTAAACTCAGCACCCTTACCTGCCTGTAACATCTCATTAGCATCTTTATATTCATCTGGAAGTATGACTATCCTAGCTTTACCTGCAATCAAATCAGCTACCTTTCTGGCAGCTTCTCTTGCTTTAGGCTCATTGTCGTAACAAATAAATACTTCTTTAAATGATTCAATAAACTCAAGATTAGCTTTGATCTCGTTCAAAGACTGTACACCATTGTTCACAGATACTGCAGCATACTTACTGCCTTGCATCTGATAGATAGCCATAGCATCACACTCACCTTCAGTAATCGTAAGTATAGGCCCACCACCTTGTAACAACTGCTGACCAAATAATTTCTTATTATCTGTATCTTTAAGATGTACCCATCTAAAGTCTTTGGTTTCAACCTTGCGAACTTTATAAGATACAATCTCATTGTCCTGGTAGTAGGGATACCAATGTTGTAAAGGATTACCTTCTGAATCCAATAGACTCTTAACACCATAGAATCTAGCAGTATCAGCAGATAGTCCCCTATCTTTTAATGAATTGAATGAAGCTTTGGATATGTCTAAGTCAGTATTTTTAAGTGTTTGGGTTTTAATATTAGTTACTTTTTCTACTGGCTTAGAAGGTGGGACAGGGGCTTTAGTAGCAAGCCCCATTACATCTTTACCATTTCTCCTGAACTTAGTTGGGTTATCATAGTTATTAGCCCAACCTTGGCAAGAGAAACAATAAGAAGATCCATCTTCGTTAAGTCCTGCTGCATCACTACTATCACAGTCAGGCATAACACAAGGTAATCGTTCTTTTACAAACGCCATAATTAACTCCTCAAGGATTAGAAGTATAAATAATTAATTGGAAGATTCATTAGAATCTGGTTCTTTTTTATCCTCCAACATATCATCAGTAAGAAGAGGTTGAATCTCTTGTATGTAGCTAAGTTTAGCTCTACTAAGAGAATCAAACTCATTTTGCAGTGCAAGTAATTTGTCTTGATGTTCAACTACTTTAGGCCAAAGAACCTGTGCTGCAGGTGGCATTTTAGATACAAGATAAGTCTTATCTCCAATAGTTAAAGTTGATTCTTTTTGCTCTGTCATAATCTCTCCTTAAAAATCAATATCATCGGTTTCGTATTCTACTAGGTCAAGAACTTGAACAGCTATTAATTCTAGTCCTTTATTATCACCAGAAGTCCACTCTTTGTATTTAACTCTAACTTTAGAGCCATTACCTATATTACAATTAAGAGGAAGCCAATTACCTTCTTCATCTCTTTCATTGCTTATTAACTTAGGTGCTGGTCTTGTAAATCCTGGCCCTTGAACTTTACGCTTTATAATCAAGGTAGGCTGCTCTGATTCATCACCCCAAGATATAGGCTTTTGTTTAACAACAGAAGAACCAAATCCTCTATCAGTAAACTCTTTTGCTTTATCTTCGCTGACTACAAGATTAACTGAGTATACAGGTTCAAACTTAGTATTAGGAGTTGCAATAGAAGCCCACATAGTCTGACCTTCAACAGTTCCATATACATTTTTTGCCTTATCATTTGGCATATTAATGCTCCTTTCTTTGGGTTAGTAGGAGCTTCTTTATACAAAGGCATACAAGGAAGCTCCCAGATAGAAGCTCTAGAGTACTGTGTAGTAACTAGAGCTGTCAAGTAGTTTATACTTTATTTATTTTACTTTGTAAGAACTCTGGAAATATCTCAAAAATCGTGCTAAAACTGATCTCTTGAGTATCATCTTTAAAGTTCTTTAAAGATTTCTTAGGTTTAAAGTTAGCGTTAGGGAAGCTTAACTGATTACTATCTTCAAACTTCTTATTATGTTTCTTTATAGTAGGATGGGTTAACACATAATTGTAGAAAGACATCTTCACAAGATCATCAGGTGCTTGTGTTTGTAATGTCCAGAACAAGTGTTCCCATACTTCTTTTTTATTCAGCAACTCTACTGTTACTTTTTTGTTCTGAGGAAAAGATAACACCTCATCTAACTGTGGTTTCATAATTGCTCCTTGTTAAAAAAGAAAACCCCCTCCAAACTACAGAGGGGGAATAGGGGGATTAAGCTGCTAGTGAAAAGTGATCTCTAACAACTTCTGTTACTTTAGTGGATCTGTCATTTCTAAGGTTAGCCATATTATTAGCTTCAACTTGCTTACCCTTCTTAGATTGAGGGCCATGAGATGACCAATCAGTAAGAGTATTATAAGCAGCCCAATAGTTAGATCCTAGTACAGGCTTGTAATGAGTAAGCCATCTGTCTTCAAACATATACATTAGAGCTGTATTACTATATACAGGAGACTCTAAAGTTAGCTGACTAGGTACAATACCTGCGAACCCATGTTCATTTCTGTAGTCGGATACATATTTACAGTTTGCTGCTCTAGAAAACATAAGAAAAGCTTCAGCATCTGTAATGGGTGTATTAGACCACTTGTGCCACAGGTCAACCTCTTGACTAAATATATCTATAGATCCAGCTATAAGCTTATAACCTTTATCTATATCAAGTTTTTGGTTGTGTCGGTGTTTGTAAAGCATTGATGCGCCAGACACAAAGATCTGATTGTTCTGACAAGCTGACTGATTAGCACCACAAGATAAACTAACAGGCCAGATACCATTTAAGGAGCTGAGTCCTAAGAAAGTAAGACAAGCCGTATCTCCTCCTGGAGTCTTCATTATCTCATTGGGTAATGTGTGTTTAACAAAGCACTTCTCTCCATTACCGCCTACTGAAATAACCTCTTCTAAGCCTGTTAAACTAAGACCAGAGGAACGAATAACCTCACGTTGATTATCAATCATAGTCCGATAGTTGAGCTGTCTGAGATCAGTTGTGTAGTTTCTGCCATGTATCCCTAGCTCAGCTCCATTATCAGTTCTATAAAGAACGTGCTTATTAGAGTAGTGAGTTTCATACTCAGTATCTAAATAAGTTAAAGGGCTTCTTGCTACATCAAAGTCAGCATCGCCATAGCCAGTAGGGAACTGTCCCCCATGATTTAATGGATCATTACGATCAACAGGGATAGTTGTGGTCTTGTTTGGAAAATCAAGTATTATGCTACTCATTATTTGTCTCCTAAGTTTATGGATTTGAATCGAACGTAAACACCTTCAAAGTTTCCTTTATCATCAATAACTTTACTCATTGATATTTTATGCTCAGAAGTAATTGCTCTAGCAAATCGAACACAGTTACTTCTAATAGCATTCAGTGCGTAAAGCACAGCATCTTCAGTAAAGATATTAGGCCTGTTTTTAAAGACCCTTTCTTTATCTATATAGATTGCATCATTATTGATATCACGCTCATTAAATAATATAACAAGCATATCTCTTATATCTTTGGCTCCAGTTTGTGATGCAGCAATCGGAGCATCTTTAACAATCCTCATTTCCATACAGCCTCCTTTAATTGTTCATCTCTGAACTTAGTGTAAGTTCTAAGTCCTTCATTTGTTAAAAACATTACTGATATATGTTTGTCATCTACCTCCTTGGTTGTATAGCCTGATTTATCTTTATACATCTCTGCATAAAACTTACTACTTACAAACTTCTCCCACATCTTTTTAGATATGTAGTCTGTATTTGCTGATTCAAAAAGTATATTAGATTGTGATGGTGCAGTAGGGGGAATATCCCTTTTAGTTTTATAATACTTTCCTGTCATTTCTTCTCCTTTTTGGTAATACTTTTAAAAACCTCTGCAAATTGTATATTAGCTTCAGGCCCATCATAATAATCTAATGGATATAGCATAAATGTATAATAGTCATGTCCCATCTTTTTCTTTTTTATCCACATTTTTTGCGCTATTTTCCACATTTGAGTAGTAAGATTTTTATTACGAAGAGCATCAAGAAATGCCTGTTGGCCCTTTTCAAGAAGCATTATTAAGGAAACCATATCGTCTACTTTATTCATTTCTTCTCAACCTCGTATGTTTTAAATACTTTTTCATTAGAGTCATACACCCTAATCTCTTCTACCTTTCCATACTCCTGTTTACTATCAGGCCTATAGTATCTATAAGACTGATCTGTATGGTCATAGAATTGATAGAAGCCATCACCTGCATACTCAACCTCGTAATACTTGCCAGTTGCTCTATCATAAACTTCTTTATCAATATGATTATGAGATGATACATTACTTGACAGTATACTACAAGTAATTAGTAGTAAAACCTGTATACCATTACCCGAACTTTTATTCATACCAACTCTCCATATCTTACTATCTCCTCGTAATAAGTGTTTTCATCATGTTTTTCTTCAGTAGCCACATACCCTAAACGATCAATCCAATGATCGCATGGGCCATAGCTATATGTATAACCTTTATCGGTATCAGCAACTACAACTGACCAGATTTGATCTTCGGTATAACCTAGAGCTTTTACTTCTTCAAGAGTATGAAAGAAGTCCCCAGACTTTGTTCGTATCTCTTTAAAAGGAAAGTCCTCTTTTATTACTACTGTTTCATCTGGGCGTGTTTGAATAGCACTTTCAACATCTTCTTTATAAGCTGTCTTAAAAACCCATTCGTGTAATGGTTGACCTTGACAGGCGATGTTAATAGCTTCGTCTTTGCTATCAGCTTCAATGTATTTGTGAACACGATACTGATATGTTCCATAAACTTTATATATCATCTTTACTCCTTTGATTAATTAATAGAAGGGTGCGGCAGATAACAATAACTAATATGCACTATAGACTAGGATAGTTATTGTTTTGGTTAAGGACACTACCGCTTGCCCTTTGGAGTCTCCCTAGCCTATGCTTCCAAGTATTGCATGAACGCTCTCTCTGCTAACTCTTCAGCTCTAGAACCCTCATAGTGTTCTATTGCAGAGTCAATCATCTCCCAATACTCTGATATACCAGTGAACTGATCTATCTCATTAAGGTGGTTATACTCTTTAGTCTCTACCATAAAGCCAGGAGTATAGTCACCGAATAGTCCTGTAATAGGATTAATAAAGCGATAGCCTCGTACACATATCTCAAAGTCTACCTCTGAATCTTCTGGATCTCTGGTAGCTGATACCCATTTAGTTTCGTATGTCCATTCAACCCATACTGTAAAGTCTGCATCAGGTGCTGTCATATTTTGAAAGGCTATCTGAGCTTTCCACTTATCAGGAATAATACTTTTAGAAAGATCTGGTTGAGGCTCCCAAGTAATTTGTTTTAGAAAAGCCTCTTGATTAACTTGCTTTGGTACAGGTAAGTCTCCACTATTCATTACTGTCTCCTTATTAATCATTCATTTGTGAAAGCAGTTGATTTATCTCAACGGCAGGTTGAGCATTAGATTTTTTTAGGTTCTCACCATCCCACTCATAGTTTGTATAGTCTAATCCCTCCTTTAATTTTTTGACTGATTTAAAGACCTTCACTCTGTTTGGCGCTCTATGTGTCATGCGTCCTTCTGCATACTCCTTTAGAGAGTTAACTTTTTTATATATTGAATTTATTCCAATCCATAAAGCCACTACTGTCTCCTTAGTTTACGTTGAAATATTTCACGAATAGCATCTACATCTTCCATATCATTACCATATATTTGCCACTCATGATCCTTAATGGTACTCGTTACCTTGTATCTGTTATTAGGAGCAAACAGTACAAACTTTCTTTCCCAATGATCAATATGCTCATCGGCATGATCAAGCATAATGTCTAACTCCCAATACATCTGGAAATCTGCATCAGGTCTACCATCATGGTAAGTAGGCTCACCAAACAGATCAATTACATCACAGTAAGGCAGCTCCTTAACAAAACCCAAGGTGCGTTGTTGTCTATTAAAGGCTTCGCTTTTCTCTCGCCATTTAAGATAAAGAGTTACTCCAGGCTCTGATACTTCATACTTCAATACTCGATTGCGTACTTGTCTGCCATTTGAATCCTTATGTGTATCCATACTATCTCCTGTTAGCTTTTAGTAAATCGTCAAAGGAAGGGGTATACATTTCAATCGTGTAACCCATGTCATCTCTTAATTGTTTGGCTTGAGCAAGATTTAAAGTAGATCTATTCATAACCTCACATATCATCTTTGCTGCTTTATTCTTTGGATAAAGTAAATCCTGTCCAAATGTAGGCTTATACTCCATAAGTAATATAAACCCATGTGGCATTTCTACTGGCTCCTTCATGCGACCTCCCCAGATAATTGAGTTGTAAAAGGATAACGAATGTAATTTATGCTTATGAATTTTTCATCAAAATGAATTGAAACATTGTCAGATTCCCACAATAAATCGTAGGAAAAAGATCTAGAAAAGTACCATTTGTTTTTAAATTGATAGAGTCCTAGTGAAGGGACAAACTCATGCAACAAAGCATTGATTCTTCTCTTGGTAGTGGCTGTTTTCCACTCATCTTCTTCAACACATTTTTTAGAGAGGACTATCCAATTACCAACAACTCTGGCAATGATATTGCCAAATAAGTAAACAGTAGCTGCTTTATACTTACTTACTTTTACCTCTGTATTATCTTTGAGGAAAGGCACTCTATTTCTGACTGCCTTATTCATTTCTAAATCAATTTTTCTTAGCATATAAGACTCCTAATGGGGGCATAAAGCCCCCACGATTAAAGGGTTAAAGTAATTAGATTAAGTCGTCAACGATATCATCAACACTAAAATCATCAGCCATTTGTTCTGCCATTTCTTTTAGTTTAGCTTCTGCAGCTTCTTCAATTTTATCTCTGAGAGCGTCTTTCATATCTTCTCTGATTTGTTGTTCTACAGAAGCATTACCTTCTAAGTAATCATTTACTCTATCTTCAACATCAATAGATGCTATGGCTTCTTCTGCAATATCACGTATGCTTATAGACATATAGTCTCCTTGGGTTAGTTTAGTAAAGTGTAGTTGTGTTGTTGGTGAGGAAAGCAGTAAATCCGTATATCCTTATCACTTGAATAAAGTTAAGGCCATACAGATACTGCTCGTAAAGGTGATTACTATTACCAATTAGCTTAGTCGCTGTTTGGAATAAACTACCTGTGTTCGTTTCATACTTCCAATCATAAGAAAAATTCTCTGCTGCAAAGTAACCTACCTGCCTCTCAAGCAAATGCTCTGCCTTGATTACAAGCTGATTACCTGCAATATGATTCTTCCAATGATCGAAAGACCCGACAGTATCGGCAACATCCTTGGGCTGCTTCCCCTTCATTGCCCTAGCTCCTGCCACATGAGCCTCTCTCAGAACTCGCTGAATATCTTGCATATTAACTCCCATTAATAAAATGATTCATGCCACCTTATAGGTAGCTCCCCGACTTGACCCTAGCTAAAAAAGTCTTTCTTACGAAGTAAGAACAAGAAAGACTTTTTTAGCTAATCACTAATCTCTCCTAGTTTGCCCTCCGTTTCCGTATTACTTGACAGCTTAGTGTATATTACTTGACAGCTTAGTACAACTAATTGTTTGTAGAGGAACATTAACTGTTCCCCATAAATCGAGAGTCACTGTGATAACACTCTTCTGCATATGGATTTAGGCTGTGTAAATAATCTGCCAACTCTCTAAACTTTTTGTAAAGAGTATTTATTTTATTTCTATTCCAAACATAATCTAATCGCATCCTTTCTAATCTTTTTCGTCTTCCTATTAAATCTCTCATTTCGGGATGACTAAATACTTCTAGTCTTGCCAGACCATTATTTTCTCTGCCTCTTAGTATTTGTTTTTCTAACTTTTTAATCTCTTCAGTAACATCTTTAATATGAAAATCCATATCTTCAATATTACTACCAGCATCTCTTAATTGAGCCTCGACTAATGCAATCATTAATCTGATTTGATCATCACTAAAGCAACCAAACTCTAGTGCAGGTGCATCAGTGTTGTAGTTTTCCAATTTAATCTTAAATGTCTCCATAGCTTTTCTCCATAAGTTATTGATTCAACTAATGATTCTGATTCTACCCTTACTGCCCTGGCCCTTAGTTTCTCTCTAGGCTTTGGAATAATCTAACTATCTTCCTCGCCTCGACCTCTGGGGGGTTTTTCAAGCAGGCCCTCACAAAAAAGGGGCTGTGAAGAAAAACCCCAACAAACAACACACACCTAGCTACAAGCACTATCTGTGAGATTAATATAGATAGTTAAAAACTAATTAGTCTCCTGGTGATATACGAGATACTAAGTATTTGTTAAGTAGCTTGTAGGTTAAATATATTTATTACTTACTTAGCGTATAAGACCAAGAGACTAATTAGTTTTTAACATTAGCTGTTACTGGAGAATAAAAAAAAGCCTAGATCGCTCTAGGCTTTAAAGAAAGGCTTCAGCTTACTGGGTTTCAGCAGCTCTTAACGCATGGATGATTGCTAGCTCCTTAGGAGTAAGAGTCAGATCTCCAACTAGCTCTGCAGCGGGAGCTGCTGCTGGAGTTGGCTTTTTAGGCTTAATCTTAGGGGGGTTAGCGAAGAGTGCCTCCATAGGCTGAATAAGATGAGGAAACGCCTTCTTAGCTTCTTTGAGGCTCTTGCACTCTTGGGCTTTATCAAGATCCACAGTGCTGTACTGCTTCTCCTCCTCTTTGTATTCCTTAACCATAACATCAAAGGCGGCTCTCATGACTCTGTGATAAAGCGGCCCGACAGCCTCTTCCGTAGTAATGAGACTAGCAAGCGTATAACAAAGACGATATCTCTGAGCTTGGGAAAGGACTGTAAGGTATTGAACTTGTGGTTTTACTTTAGGCATATCTAAAACTCCATTTATGAATTTACAAGAGATCTTGTGACCCCTCGCCTTCAGCGACCACTCCGTGGCTTGGGGGTTACAATCTCGAAGGAAATTCGTAAATGGTTTAGTTTTAGTAATGCCTAATGTGGAACCTACAAGTTCTGCCTTATCGGCCTTTTCCAAGCTCATAGATATCAAGCAAATGGTATACGCTTGTGACGGCTCGTTAATACGCAAGATGCTGATATTTAAGCTTTATCTCAGAGACATTAGTGCTGCATATACAGTTATGGTTAAGGAATTCAAAGTGTCAATGAGACTAATCACTTTGGATATAGAGAAAGCCCATTAGTGCAATCAAAGAAGCTAAGAAGCTACCTCATTGTTTCAGACTGTGGAGGGAGTCTTCCGAATAAGAGTAAGCCTAAAAAGACAAGTTCAGCTTTATAAAGAGATAGTTGGAGATCTGAGTGTTAGTCCTAAGGAGCTACCTTCAGTAGTGCCAAGAGCTGCTGAAGGCCATTAAAGCTGAAACTTTATAAGCCTAGAGCGTTCTAGAGCTGCTAGTTTGTTCGGAAGTAACGATTCTCAAACGAAGTAGATCTGGTAGTCCTAGTGTTAATCTAGTTAGTAGAACACTGGTAAGCTGACTATAACGTAACATTAGCGCACTAGGGTAGGTAGGATGCCACCCCACCACCTGGGTATATATACTAAATCTCATACATTTTGCTAGAAATCAGATGTCAAGTAGTTTAGGGTGGGTATTCAGAGATATTTAGGTCGGGGTATTTAAGAGAATACTTAAAAGTATCTTTATAGTTCTTTACTGTATATATACAGCCCCCTACGGGCTGTTATTCGATTGTAGTCTTGATTTTAAATTTGTCAACCCTTATAGTGCATTTCCATGAAAAAAGAATTAACTACGAAGCAACAAGACTTTCTCAGTCATCTTATAGAATGTAATGGTGATCCTAAAGAAGCTGCTAAGAAAGCAGGATACACAGAGCATTATCAGGTAACAAAAGCACTGAAAACAGAAATAATAGATCTAGCTGAAACAATACTAGCTCGTTCTGCTCCACAGGCCGCTTTAAAGATGGTAAATATCATGAACTCTGATGAGCCTATACCTCAAGCTAATATGCGCTTACAGGCTGCTCAATCTATCTTAGATAGAATAGGATTGAGTAAAACAGATAGAATTGATGTAACCCATAAGACTGATCAAGGTCTTTTTATCTTACCTGCAAAGAAGGAGACTGTAATAGATGCAGAGTATCAAGAGGCGTAATGGTAGGATTCCTTTTGGCTATGAAGAGAATCCAGAAGATAGAACCCTACTAGATCCTATACCTGAACAACTAGAAGCACTTGAAGAAATTAAAACAATGGTATCTCAGGGTGTGTTATCCCTACGAGAAGGCTCTAGTTGGATCTTACATAAAACAGGTAGAAGTCTTAGCTATCAAGGTCTAAAAGATAAAGTAGATGGGATGAATACAACTCATGGCTGATTGGGATGATAATCCTGATTTATACCAAAAAGATGAAAATGGTAATTTTCTGCTTAAAAAAGATGGTACACCTCGTAAAGTAAGTGGTAGGCCTAAAGGTGTTAAGAGTCGTGCTTATCACTTTCATAGTGAAACTAAAGAGAAAATTAAAAAACGTAGAGTTGTTAGAACCAAAGAAAAGAAAATAGAACAAATAGAAAGAAAACTAAATAAACACAGACAATCTTTAAAGAAAGCTAAAACTGTTTCTGCACAGTTAGATAAAGACAACACTTCTAAAGTAATTACAGAAGACGAGTTATCTACCATTCCTAAAAGCCTTCAAGATGAGGCTACTACTAATGTTATATTTTCTCCTAATGATGGGCCTCAAACAGAGTTCTTAGCAGCAGGAGAGACAGACGTACTCTATGGTGGAGCAGCAGGAGGAGGGAAGTCCTATGCTATGCTTGTAGATCCATTGCGTTATGCACATAGGGCAGCGCATAGAGCCTTGATTATTAGGCGTTCTATGCCAGAACTCAGGGAACTTATTGATAAATCAAGAGAATTATACCCAAAAGCATTTCCAGGCTGTAAATATAGAGAAGTGGAGAAAATGTGGAATTTCCCTTCTGGAGCAAAGATAGAGTTTGGATTTTTAGAAAGAGATGCAGATGTGTATCGTTATCAGGGACAAGCCTATAGTTGGATAGGGTTTGATGAGATTACACACTTACCTACAGAGTTTAGCTGGAACTACCTAGCTTCAAGACTTAGAACTACTGATTCAGAGATAACACCTTATATGCGATGTACTGCTAACCCTGGCGGTGTAGGCGCACATTGGGTAAAGAAACGATATATTGACCCTTGTGTACCTGATACTAGCTTTGAGGGGACTGATGGCCTAACAAGGAAGTTTATACCTGCTAGATTAGAGGATAATCCTTATTTAGCAGAAGATGGTCGTTATGAACAAATGCTTAAAGCATTACCTGCTACTCAGCGCAAACAATTACTTGAGGGTAATTGGGACGTTAACGAGGGTGCAGCCTTTACAGAGTTTACATTAGAAGAACACGTTATTCCTCCTTTTGAGATACCTGTTCATTGGGAAAGACTAAAAGGCATTGACTATGGCTATGCAAGTGAATCTGCTTGTATATGGGCTGCAATAGACCCTAGTGACTCAACATTAATTATATATAGAGAATTATATCGAAAAGGGTTAACAGGACAGGATTTAGGATACATGATTACAGAAATGGAAATGCAAGATCCGTTTTCTGTAGCAGGTGTACTTGACACCGCAGCATGGAACAGAACAGGGACTACTGGCCCTACTGTTGGAGAAACACTTGTAAAACAAGGGCATAAGCTAAGAAGGGCTGATAAAAACAGAATTCAAGGGAAAATACAGCTACATGAATATCTTAGATTACAACAAAGTGGTAGGCCAAGGTTGCAAATATTTAATAATTGTCCTAATCTCATCCGAGAATTACAAAGTATTCCCTTAGATAAGGCGAATCCTGAAGATGTAGATACAAAAGCACAAGATCATGCTTATGATGCTTTAAGGTATTTAATTATGTCTAGACCAAGAGTACATGATCCATTATCTCAACTTAGGGATTTACGACTAGAGCAAGCCTATACACCTGCTGATAGTGTATTTGGATACTAATTATGAAGAAAAAAAGAATTAAATATAATAGTGGTTCTCTTACACAACATGAAAACATTAGTTCATTGATGGCAAATAATGATGTTGCATCAGTTAATTTAACTACTCCAAAAGTTCAAGGATTTTCTTTTCAAAGAAATATATTTAAAGTTAGTGGTGCGCCTATTATGAAAACTGACATTATTAAGTTTGAAAGAGATCTAAATAAGGGGCGTTCTATTAAAATAGAACGTCAAAGAACTCAAGGTGGCAAACCTTATACTCAAGCAACATTTACAAAAAGATTTTAAAGTATGGCTGAAGAAGAAAATAATTTAACAGCAAATGGATTATATTTTAAATCTGTTGAAGATGAGCAAGGATTAAGCTT